GCCCCTGTCAATGTTGCTGTAAATCCTGCAGCTGTCTCGCTGCTCAAGGTGACAAAACCATCAGCACCTAAATCAGTTGGAGTAATGACAACATTTGGAGCCTGATAAAAAGCATTGCCGAACGTCACCGCATTACCTGACGTACCAGTGCCGGTTTCAGTGCGTCTCCGCAATTGCAAAGTTGCACCGAGCTGGTCCGCCGCAACATTAATATTTGGGCTAGTTGTCGTAAGTTCCGTTTTAATTTGAATGCCACGGCCTTGGAAAACGCCAGCTACGAATTCAGTCCATGGACCGTAAGTGGGAGAGCCAGATGGATCATCATCGGTTGTTCGCACGTAAGTGACTGCGTTTACGGCGTCTGCTGATGTTGCGTCAAACAAACCCGTTGCGTCATCAAACAAACCAGGGAAATCATCAAACAACGTGCCTGTAGAAACTGTAGGGCGACTTAAAATTGAACGCCGGATAATAGTGTCGTACACGCCGCCAAAATCAAATGTATCCTTGAATATGTATTCAGCCTTAGTGTCGTCTACAAAATAAAGCCCATCTGCATAGCCAACAGCGGCGTAAAGATTTGGCTGCAAGACTAATGCTGTTTCTGTAGCGCTGTAAGCGCAGTTAACTGCTGTGCCGTTAAACGGCGGCGTTAAATTATGCTCTGCATACGTTTTAACGGTAAGCAGCGCATCTGGGTCAGGAAGTGCAACCTCATACCCAACTGCATTGACGGAGCGGTTGCCTAAAAAGTCCTCAGCTTTTAGAAAATACGTTCCAGCGAGCAACGGAACTTGCTTTTGCGTTGATGCGCCCGACACACCGTCAACAATGCGGTTACTGCTGTTCCACTCAGCCGCTGCTAATCCTCGTGGATCGTGCCTAACAATGATGCGCCCACCAAGTTGCACGTCCAGTTCATCAACTTTGTCCCAGGACAAGATGGCCAATGTGTCTGTTGTTGGCGCAAGGCTTAAATCAGTGATGTCTGCTGGTGGAGCGCCAAGCCCTTGAACTATGTAATTAGCTAATGTTGGCCTGCTAAATAGAATTCCGCTGCCACTAATTGCACTTACTTGAATTTGATAATTCCCAGGCTTAGCGTCCAAAATGTCTAAGGTTGTGCCTTGCACAATCTCTTCCGTGAAGTTGTCATTTTCATGGCGAAAACGCACACGAAATTTCTTGGTTGTCTGGCCGCTTGGTACGCGCCAATGCCAAGTGATTTTGATAGCTACCCTGCCGTTCAAAACAAACTGAACTTCTCTGGTAGGCAGCGTCCCACCAACCGGCACAGTTTCTAAAACCTCAAGGTCTTCAGGTGGCTCTGGGATGATGTCTAAGTTTGTGGTGTCGCGCTTTTGCAGCTCTTCACCGTCCTCAACAAAAGCGTACTTACCCTCATTAAATGCAACTGCGTTAATTGCATAAAGCATCTGATCTTGCTCTTCAACCGCGAGAACACGCCAGGTCGTGGGTTGAATATCATTAGCGCCTAAACCTAGGCTTTCAAGCATCCATACGCTGTTTACGTTTGGTATAGCGCTAAACGGACCAGCAAAGGCTTCGTTGGTGGTTTTTACTGTGACAACGCCTGATTCAATAGTATCTATCAGCCTGGTTTCAGTGGTGCCATCAGGCAAGATAACGTGCAGTTTACTGCCAGTTCCAAAAGCAAGATCTGTGGCGGCAGTGTCATCAACAGTGATTGTGGTGCTAGTCGCTGCTTTGATTCGCCCTGCTTTGCGGCTACCAGCAATAACGGGATCTGCGATTTGAATGATCATCCCAGGACGCACCACCTGTCCGGCGTCCAAACTTGAAACAAAGGAAACAACTTCGCCTTCGTTCTTTTCTGAGTAGAGAACCCATTTGCCAATCCTTGCTGCCTGGCCACGGCTGGTGCAAGCAAATGCGTTGAACTCCTTCCGTACAGCACCGTATTTTGCGATGCCTGCGTGGTCCTCAACAACCTCGTAAGCAGTGTCTTTTAAATCAAGATCCAGGTAGCTAACAACAACGACAGTGGGGCATCCTTTAAGGCTGCTACCGCTGTAGCTGAATCCAGCCTCTGTCACGTTTGCGATGGTGAACAGATAAGCGGGATCTCGTGGTGCGTCTTGAGCAATTGTCAAACTGCCTGCGCTCCAGAAACCCTGGCAGCGCATTACAGACAACAGATCGTTGACCAGCTTGAAAGCCTCTTCTGCTGTTTGGATCGTTGTGTTGCAACTGAACCGCGCTTCTGTTCCGCCAAAACCGTCATCAACCAAAGCATTGCTGTACTTTGACGCGGCAAAAAATGCCCACTTATCAAGCTGCGCAATATCTAGATGATTGCCAAATCCATAGCGAGTATTGGTTAATAGATCAAACAAGATCCAAGACGGGCATGCGCACCATGTGGCTGCAGCAAACGTCCCATCCCAAACAAAATTATCCGGGTAGATAATCCTTCCGGTTTCAGAGTCAACAGTGACACCATTGGGAATTTTTACCTTGACGCCTTTTACTAAGTATTTGCGAGAAGGGATGTTACTAAACTGCTCAGCGTCCACTCGCAAGCCAACTAAAGCACTGTTGGGATAGCGAAGTTTTGCCCACTTGATTTCAGTAATACTTGACCATCTAAAAGCATTAGCTAGCAATGAACTGCTGCTGTCATCAGTAATACGCTCAACTTTAATATCTACATTGTCTGTGGGGTTTGGGCGAGTTAGTTCGACAATGTAGTCCTTTTGATATAAATCAGCAGTGCGGCCACTGATCGTGTCGTCAATAACCTCTGTAAAGCCTGAACTTGCATATTGCACAAAAATTTTAAGCCGGACAGAAGTCCCTGATGTATCCCCACTACTGCTGTTGATTCTTTGCAAAGACGGGACAGAGATAGTAACCCTGACAGCATCTACCTGGTCATCAGTAATGCTTTCAACGATCGGAACAAGCTTGGCGACAGGGCGGTCTACAGGGCGACCACTTTCCGTTCCAGGTGTTAATGGGATAAATTCTTGCGCTTGAGTTCCGTTGCGCGTGTAAACAGTAACGTCTTCAAAATTGAACTCGCCTGTTGCGTTTTCAAGCTGTGTATCGTTGAGGAAAATTGATTTGTTGCCGTCAGCCAACCCCTCAATTTCACCCTCAGAAATCAAGTCAATTACATTTGCGTATTGCCTCGAATCCAATGAGTCCGGTGTTGTCCTAGGTGAACGGCTGCTTCCGCCACCACCTTTGCCGCCACCACCACCAGCACCAATGATTGTTGTCATGTTCTTACCTGCACTGTGTCAATACCAGCAGAAATGACAACGCTTCCGGTCAAAGTCTTGCCGTAGACAATCGGGACAGGCGTGCCACCTCGGCTGGTGTTCTGAATGCCCGAAAATGAAAAAGACTTGCGTGGGTCTTGTTGCGTATCTGCACCTTGAGGGACTGCAGGCACTGGTGAGATTAGTTGAGCTACGCCACCTAATAACAAAGCCAAGCCTGTCGTCGCTAAAAAAGTTGAACCAATACCAGCCGCCGCTGTCCCCCCAAACAGCGCGCTACTTCCTATGCCTGCAAATGCAGTGCCCGCACCAAGGCTGACAAACGACAGGCCAATAAGCGCGGCCCCGGCCAAAATTCTCCCCGCACCACCACCCGCACCAACGACCACTGGGACGATTTTGATTTCTTCTTGCCCTATAGGACTGTGAAGGTCATCCAACGTCAAACTTGTATCGCCAACCAGCACCTTGTAATGCTGGTCCGCCATGTGAACTTCTAAGGCTGGAAAGTTGACGATCAACATCCGCACAACCTCGGCGGTTGTTGCTAAATCCGCCTTCAGCACGCTGCGGCCTACAAACTTGGCGAGCTGGCCGTAAAGCCTGATATTACGCAACATGCCGCAACCGCCTGCCTGTGACCGATTGTAGCCAGCCTCCGTAGATGTCTCTACTGCTCAAGCGGCCCGAAAGGTGGTGAAGCACCATCCCACCTTCAATAAAGACAGCGCAGTGATTTAGACCAATCCCATTGATCTGCATCAGCAGTAGGTCCCCGCGTTCCAGGGGCTCGTTTTCTGCAAGTTCGCGAAAACCTGTGGCGGCCCACGCCCCATCAAACATTGGCGCGCTTGCAAACTGTTCAGGCGTTGCTGGCCGGTCCCAATCACGTAGCGCAATACCCTCCTCTGCATACCAATCGCGAGCCAGCGTCCAACAGTCATTAACAGCCCAAGTCCATTGCCTGCCAACCAATGGCGCCTTATAGCCACAGGGTTGATACTCGCCCCAAACCTCTGTCCGTGGGTTGACGATGTACCACGGCAAACCATGCTTCTCTGCTGATACGCGGTCAGCCTCGCTTGCTACTGGAGCGCTGTGCGGGTGGCTATGGACGATGCCGATGATTTCTCCAGCGTCTGATGCTGCGGCGTAGTCCTCAGGGTTGAGCACAAACATCTGTTCCATGTTGTGCGCCATATTTCTACACGCCCAATACTTGCGACGGCCCTTAACTACAACAACCAGACCCACCGCCTCCCAAGGGTCCCGGTCTTTAGCGTCCTGCAGTGCAACGTCGCGCCAAGTCATTGGAAGAACGTCCCGATTCCGGGGTAACCACCGAACGGTAGCTCACCATTTTCGCCAAACCTCTTTTCGCAACTGCTTTGCTTCTTGCCACATACGTCCTCGCTTGAGTTCACCACTTCATTGTCATTTGCGTCAAAGAAATTGGTGCCTGCATAACTGCACTCAGCAGACCGGTACACCCACTGACAGCGACTAATGCACTGCCGCTTCGGTGCGCGTACTCCTGCAAGGTCAAAAGCACTGGCAAGCTCAAACTCAACTAACTCACGGTTTTCTGCTGACTTACGGTCAACAAAATAAATTTCAAGCGGGAACTGTGCAGTCGGATCAGGCGTGCCAAACGGATTGCCTGATTCTGTAAAGCCAGATATAAAATCACCGCTCTGCGTAAGCAGTATGTCTCCATCTTGATCAGTAATTCCTAAAAGATCTGAGACAAAATTAGAGCCATCAATGTAACGCGCCAATGTGCGGAGTCTTGTAACCTTCGCTCCACCTAAGCCGTTTGGAAGCGTTGCCAGCAAAGCAGTTATGGTACTAAAAATGTTGCTTATTCTTAGTGTTGGCCTTGGCAAGCTGCCTTGCCCTGAATAGGCAAAACCATCTGCCTCGATTGGCAAAGATAGATAAGTTATTCCGCCAAAAACTAGGTCGTTACCAGAGTTTTGCTTAGCCCCGTTATGAAAGTAGTAGGATTGGTTTACGCCATGCTGATCAGCGTTTAGGTCTAACTTAAACAGCTCAATAATTGCTGTCGGGCTGATACCTTGTAGCTCCCCGGTGATGGCTGCACTGGACTCAGTGTCCGTGTAGCCAATATCCCAGTAATTGGAAACGACATAGGTATATGCCATGCTCAGCCCGTAACAGCCTTAATAACGGCAAAGCCGATTACAACCGCTTCAGACAATGCACCGCTGGTGATGTTGCGTACATTGATGCTGGCAGAGCCGGAGCCAGCCTGAGCATTTAGTGCATACGATCCAGCAGTGCCGCCGCTGACGTGATTCAAAACAATGATGTCAGTTGCTGCAACGGTTGTGTTCGTAAGCGTGAAACTTACTGTTGTATCTGCGGCAAGCGCAGCAGCATTCATTGTGACTTGTCCGCACTTTTTACTAAGGGTGACGCCAGTGCTTTTGTTAGTGGCCTGAGTTACTGTGCCGCCTTCGCCTGTTATGTATCCAGCCTTGTCTGAATTCAGGTTGGTAAAGTTAGCGTCAACTTCAGTGTGAGTGAGTGGTGAGCCCTTGCCAGCCCTGGTGACAATAGTGCTCATGGCTCAAATACTTGGCGGAAAGTTGCCTGTATCGTAGCTCGCTCCGGCAAAGTGATCGATTTGGACCATTCGTAGCAAACCCATTTGTATTGCGTAGTTTCGTCAGGAGGGCTCCAATCAAAACTGGCCCCATCAACAGCACGGGTGTCAAGGAACGTTTCGATCGTGTCTGCGTCTGTCTCTGACACG